AGTACATCATTCCCTTTCTCCATTTCTGCTTCTATGTAACGTTTTGTTTTACTCATAATATACTAATATACAAAATTTATTTTAAACTACCAAAAGTTTTTTGAAGTTTTTCCGTTAATGAAATCTTTTTGTTTCTGAAATGCTTTCTTTAACTCTGCTTTATTCACCTTCTTCTTAGTAGGTTTCTTCTTAATCACCTTCTTAATCACCTTCTTAGGCATTGGTTCTTCTATAGGTTCTCTTTTTGGTATAGGAATACCAAAATGTTTCTTATTATACATATCAATCAAACCCTGTCCACCCATTCCCATAGCGAGGATATTAGTATCCTCAGGAAGATATTTCTTTGAACGAGCATTGTTTACTTTATCAATGTGGTCATCAAAGATATCCATCTTAGGTTTTCTACAACGTTTGGGGATATGTACTACTATTGTTTTCATACCATCCTTCATACTCTAAAAATCTATGTTTTCGGATTCCAATGCCATTTCTTTATCAAATTCAGAACCATCTGATAAATTTTGTAACTGCATCATATCGATATACTCATCGGTTGTTATGTAACCACCATTAACACCTACCCATAGGGATATTGCTAATTCATCTTTTAAAAAGGTTTTAATCATTTTTTATTATTTTAATTATTATTTTAGGAAAACTTCTTTTAAATCTTCTATATTGTGAGTGATTCCGTAATGTAATAGTTCACCACCGAACTTCTCAGAACCATTAGCCAATCTATCATCTATAAGATAATCACCAACGTTTAAGTGTTTGTTGTGAGATAGAATTAATTTCTTATATGCTTTTGGAAGATACTTTTGAATCCATTCAACTTTATCAGATGATGCTGATGGGTTCTCCCAAGGTGCTGTAGATAATACATAACAATCATACCTCTCATCTGAATTCATTACATTAAATAGAGAAATCATTTCGGTATTTGGTTTCATAGTTCCGAAGATACCTGGAACCTCATCATACCTACCTTTGTACTCTATTTTATCATGCAAATCTAATTGGTCAATTCCACTTTGGAAATTAACTAAAACGCCATCCATATCGAAGTAAACTATTTTTTTATCCATTCATTATTTTAAAGGTTAGTACTCATCTTTTTACAGTACTAATATACGACTTTTTATTGAAACTACCAAACTTTTAATGTTAAGAAATTGTTAAATCTTTCCTTTGTGTTTCTCTTTACGATAGTACTTTTTTTTGTTACGATGAGGTGAAGGAACTTTTAAAGCATCAAACCATTCAGAAAGTGTTAACTTTACTGTTTTTAGTTTAATATGTTCTTTCTTATCACTCATTTACTATGTAAATATACGAAAAAAGCTTGGAATATCCAAGCCTTTTGCCATTTATTTTAAAAAGTTATTAACAATTAGGGGTTATTTGCCCTGACCTCTATACTTCTTCTTATAATGTTTAGAATTCTTTGAGTTTGAATTCTTACACTTAGAATGAACACCTGGTCTTTTCTTTTTATGTTGCTTTGTATGTTCTGATGCTATTACTCTTGCCATATCTTCTTCTTATATATTTCTGTACCTTCTTCGGGCACTCCATTTAACTTTACTACTTTGTCCTAAATACGCTAATCTACTAACTCTTTGATTAAATGTATTTCTTTCCCCATTTAGTTGGGGGTTTCCATTAACTTGTTGGTCTGTACTCATTAACTCCAGATTACTCCTGCTATTGATTTAACCATCGCATCTTCAGAAGATACATCCGTTAATGTTGAATTTGATTCATCTGAATACTTACCAATCCATCTTTTAGATTGATGGGATACTGGTAGTAAATCATCTTCCGAATCATCAAACACTATCGTTTCTACTACTAATAGTTTAGTATGTGAACCATTTGAATTAGCTGCGCCGCCAGGATTTTCAGCCGGATAGCTACTCACAAAGTTGAATGTTGTTGTTTTTGTTATTGCCATAATATTCCTTTTAATATTTTAGTATAAATATACAAATTTATTTATAAACCACCAAATTAATTTCCACCTCTTTTTGATGGTGATGGTCTTGAAGTACGTGTAGTTGTATTTCTATTAATAGATGGTTTAGAGTTTCTATTAATAGATGGTCGGTTGTTGTTAACAGGAGGCCTTACATTATTATTGTAAGATGGTCTGTTATTATTATTTATTATGATTGTATTGTTGTTATTGATTCTTGGTTTGTTTACTCTGATAGTTGGTTTGTTTACTACCACAGGTCTCCTATTAGTATTGGTACGAACTCTATTTGATATGTTAGATGTTAAACTACCCCTTCTACTTGCGTTGTAAACTACATTATAACCTCTATTACTAAATGGTCCTACGTTCCAATTATTAAATGATGAATTGTAGTATGAGTATCCCCAACCATTCCAATGATTCCAATGATTCCATCTATTCCAACGATTCCAACCATATCCATATCCATACCCAAATGGATAATCAAACCAATTAGAAGATGACCACATTTCATATGGGCTATTGAATCCATATCTCCAACCTCTATCTAAACTCCAATAATATTGAGCCACAATACCATATGGTTGTGAGTTCCAATATCTTTGTAAATCTAATCTGAATCTGAAATCTCTGGCTAATTTACGTCTGAGTTGTGTTTCTGATTCTATGATTTCAACATCACCATAGATTGAATCAATATGACCTGCGGTGTTGAGTGTAGTGTACTGATAGTTTAGTGGTGAACACCCACTTAGAATTACTATTACTAAGAATAATACAATATTCCTCACTTTACCCTACTTTAATTTTTTTATAACTCCGTAAAAATCTACGTTAAATCCAAATCCAGCTCCATCATAATTATAGTCAATGTTGATTGGAATGTTTAATTGCTTTTCGATTACTTGTTTGATTGCTTCTTGAATTGGTCTATTACCATTCTTTGTAAGTGGATGTAGAACATCTAAATCCTTAGAAGTTTTAGCTAATGTAATTATATCAGTATATCTACTTGTAGATGTTCGAAATACTACAGTATGTTTACTTCCCTCATGTTTGAATGTTACTTTCATATCATGTATTCCTCTTATTTTTCTAAATCCTGTGATAAATCAACAGTTTTAGGAGCGTTATCTAATATCCACTTCTTTAAGATTGTTTTCCAAGCCTTTTCAGGTTGAATCCCACCACCTTGCTTTTTGATTGGTAGTGATGTGAATCCTTTAACTACAATCTGTGCTTTTTTAAGTTTGTTTTTCTGATTTGGTTCTACCATAATTGGCTTTCCATTAGAATCTACAAAAGGAACTGTTTCGGCGTATTTGTTTAGAATAACATCAATTCTACCATTTAATCCTTTTGGTAATATTTTAGTCATAACTTCCCACATAGTTTTACCAGCACCTTCATGTGTTTGTAATAGAATATCTTCAGGAACCATTCTATCTCTATCTTTGTTTGCTTTAATTGCAACGTGGAAGTTAGAAAGTACCCAAATAAGGTGAATGTTTTTAGAATCATACCCATTAGCTATTAGTGGTTTGATTACATCTGTGATTGATGATACTTTCTTAGCAGTTATATCAAATAATAGATTTGGTAAAGTTTCTTTGTTATCCTTACCACTCAACATTGCGATTAACCACTTATCTTTTAATCCCATAGCATCTACAATATAATGTAGTGATGCTACATTGTTAGGATTCTTCAAATCTTTTGAGATATCTGAAATACTCATCCCTTTACCTAATACAAATTCTTCAATGTGGGCTTTTGGTGATAATCCACCACTTTTACCTGGCTTAGCTGATAAGTTCTTACCATACTTCTTATACCATTTATCAACTGAGAATTTACCTAATTGGTCTAACTTACCAATTGCTTTCTTCATCTCATCAACATCTCTTACTCTGAATCCTGCTGAATCAATAAAGTTATCAATTGCGAATCCTTTACCACTACCAGCTCCACCTGCCATAAACACTATCTGTCCATAAGGTGCTCTGTTTGAGAATGTGATTAGTTTTTCATCTATCTGTTCTGAAGATTCAAACATTTTCTTTCCATTGGGTTTCAACATATTCATATCTTTATCAGTAATAATATATGCTGTCATCTGTCCACCCATTGAACCACCTCTCTCTAGTCTTTCAACTTCTTTTTGAGCATCTTTGTATGATTTGAATACTTTAGGTGGTAATTTTTTATCTCTTTTTAAATCATATCCACCAACTAAAGATTTACCCTGCCCTCTACCTAAGTTACGAGTAATGTAAAATTTAGCTTCGTTGATTGATTCGTTTTTCATATCTGAGTACAACTCTTTAGCCCACTCTACGGAATCAGGAGTTTTCTTAACCTGTTTACCATAATTTTTAAAGAATGTTTTAACAAACTCTTGTTCTGATTTAGATTTATTGATTAATAGATGTAAATCACTCATCACACCTTCTTTAACAATACTTTCAGGAACACAATTAGGGACTTGCTTACCATTCTTCATCTTACCACCAACTGCTTTATATCCCTTCCAACAAGCTTCTTTGAGTTCATCATACCCACTACCAAATGGTGCTGATTTACCATTATGATTAGGAGCTACATTTTCTAATACTTTAGAGTTTTTTTCAACACCTTTTATTGTATCTGTTTTTTGTCTAACCTGAATTCCTCTGAATGTAGATTTTTTGAAGTATCTTTGATTTCTAGTTTCATATTGTTCTAAAGATTTATGGTCTGCGAATAAACCACCTGCTATGTTATATAGAATAGTTCCTTTAGGTAATGTTACTATGTAATTACCAATAGTTACATTCTTAATATCTTTTTTTAGTTGATACTTTCTATTATCCAATCGTAAAACACCACCACTCTTAGTACCTGAATTTGGTACGAATGTTGCTTCTTTCTTCAATCTACTCTTTTCTCTTCTACCTCTGTTCTTAGATTCATCTTCGAATCCAACAATCTTACCACCCTTATGAGATGCATCTTTACCATCACCATTACCATAAGTACCTTTGTCTCTGTTGTACTTATTTAGTTCTGCTCTATACTTCTTTGCTTTCTTAGATTTTCCGTATTTTGCGTATTCTTTTTTATAATCTCGCTTAGTTTCTTCTTCAACAGGTTTTGCTTTTAGAAACGCTTGGTCTAATTCTGAATCTTCTTTGATTACTTTATCATTAACCAATCTTTTATACAAATCCATACCATGTCCTTTGATATCTCTTGCGAATTTACCATTTAACTTTATGTATAAATCTTCTAAATATTCAGTTTTCTCTAAACCATTTAGTTTTTTGATTTTGTTGGAATAATCTTTTCTACGATTCCATATATGCTTTTTCAAATCCATATAAAAGAAATCATTTACTTTATCCTCATTTACGGCTTCAAGTAAAGTTTTTCTGATTTCACTATGTATATATTCTTTCAAATTCATTACTTACCCTTTATATGGAAATTTCTTATTCAAATATTCTTGGCGTTTTGAACACCCACAATCAGCTTTACCTAATTTATGAGCAATCTTCTCAGCAAGTACATCTAACTTAGTAGCTGATGTTACCTTTTTTATAGAATCACCTAAACCTTTTGATTTTGCCATTTTAACTCTCAATCCTTAAATGTAAACCTTCTTTTATTAATGCTTTATAAATACCTTTTATCATAGGTTCATCATCAGATTCTTTTACTAAACACTTTCCAGTGTTATGTACAATATCAGCGATAGAACACCCTTGCATATATGGGTAGTTTAAATATCGTTGAATACATCTAACGACGTGGTCAAAAGAATTCACATCATCATTTAGTATAAATAGTTTCATATATTAAAAACTGATTCAAAGATTTTAATTGTTGATACTAAATCATCCAATTCACATACCTTAGCCTCAATAGGCCTTCCTGTTATATCCATAACATATACTATCCAACCACTAACGGATTCCACTTCCGGTGATATTTGTTTTACTAATATTTTCATTCATAATCCCTAAACTTTGTTTTTGCAACTTTACAATAACTGCACATTTCTCATAATGTTCTATGTCTGTAAAATAATTCAGAAGTAAGTCTAAGAATTGATTTCTCATTTCTAAACTAAACTCATCAGTCCATTTAAAATCCTTTTTTGTAAGGATATTATAGGCTTGTGTCATTACTTTCTTTTCGTAGTTCATTTGATTATAAATATAGTTTTAAAATTAGTGAATTATCTTTTGTACATATTTTTGTACTTCTTCATCAATATGTTCCCTAACTAAATGGGTTTTGATTCTAATATTAGGATACTTTGATTTAAGTTTATCTACTGCTCTTACGTTCTTAGATGAATCATCCATAAATGCAATATCAGTATATCCTTTTTTAATATGGTTTTCAATCCAATCTGATTTATCTTTTGGATTGTTACTTCCTAATGCTACAACATATGGGTCAATACCAAAATTATCTTTGAAGAACTTTTTGATTGGATATGCAAGTTTTCTTGCCGTAAGTATTGTTACTTTTTTATTTGGATTATCTAACATTCTCTGTAGAAGTTTTAGATTCTTTCCAATTACTTTTGGATTATTCAATAATTTGTTGAAATCTCTAAAATCAAATACATCAGTTGTTTTAGAGTTGTACTTTGCATATTGAGCTGGGTCTAATTTACTCTCAGAACCATCTTTGTGTTTTACATAGATAAATGCAGTTGATTTAACAAGTGTATCATCAAAATCAAATACTCTGAGGATTCTACCACCTTCATTGATTGTAGATTCTATTACTTTAGAATTAGGTCTAGCATTATAATTGTTACCAAAATCTTTTCTTATAACAGGAAGTCCAGCAGTTTTAGGATTATTATCATGTCCACATTCGTGACAGATGTATAAATCATCACCACCATCTTTAATTTTCCAATTGTGGTCACATTCATCACATTCTATTGTATCACCTACAATAGCTTCAGTTAATCCAAATACTTTATTTATAAAATCTACTTTTCTCATCATACCCTAATATACGAATAATATTTGAATTATCCAAATATTTTATGTTAAAGTTTGTTAAATTATCTTGCAAATAATATCTGAACTGAATAGATTATTAATCCAGATACAAGTAATTTCATTATTGGGTCTTTAGTTACAATCTTTTCTACTGATGTTTCCTTTGTTTCAGATGAAATGTTTTGTGTTGAACCACATCCTACTAATAATGTACTAACTAATCCTAATGTTATAAGTTTCTTTTTCATTTTCAATCCTCATTAAAATGGTAACATTGTCATACCAACTTTATTTAGTAGAAACTCCATAATAACTACAAATGTTATTCCACCTACTATTTGCCATGCCCAAAATCTCCATCCAGTTAAACTTTCTTGCCATTTACGAAACTTACTTCTCTTAGCCCACTCATATACTCCTAGCTTAGAGTTGATTTTATTTGCCCACCAACCCATATCAAATAGGTTACCAAACATAATTAATATTTTTCTCATATCTCAACCTTCTGATTCTGAGTTTTGAAATCTTTCTTTCTCATCACAGTTTTAGCTATCACTTTGTTAGCTTGTTTCATAAAAGGTATATTGATATTGGTTCTATCATCTGATGCTACTACTTGATTGTATTTATCTAAGAATGATAAAAACTCTTTTTTCTTTTTAGATAATCTTTTGAAGAACCCAATCAGTTCTGCTTTTGATATCTCTTTATCATTTCTTGGGTCATTTAACCTATCAAAGAAATGTTTATCTGTTAACACTACATCTACTGGGTTTAGTTTCTTATCAGCGAATGTATCTATTTGTTTTAAATCACCCATTGGGATTTCTGATAATGGTTCTCTGATAGTTGGTGATGGGTGATACTTATCGATACACCTACCATCTAATGTAGTTGCGTTTTTACATTTGTTACCATACACATCAAAATAGATTTCTGTAAATATGTTCTGTGTTCCTGCGTTTCCAACATAAGATACAAAGTATAATTTTTGTTTACCAACTTTTCTAGAAAGTACTTGTCCTTCTTTACCTGATTTTTCAAGTTCTTTTTGTGCATTATCAGGTTTTAAATAAAAGTTTCTCTTTTGTTTCATTAGAGATGCCTTTTTACTTTTCTTCTTCTTTGGTTTTTTCTTTTCTGTTACTTTTGGAATTAGTCTAAATTTAAGAAGTGGTTTATTGTTGATTGTAATATCACCTTTTTCGTTCTTACCAATTGATTTAACAACGATTCTTTTGTTTTTGAACTTACCACCTAATACAGTATCACCTACCTTAATAGGTACTGTTATATTTTCACCTAATGATTTAGCTACTGAGTTATATAGTTCGATTGCTTCATCTTTTTTAAGATGTATTGTATGTGTAGGTATTTGTACATCTTTACCAAATTTGTAAATTGCGGCTGCCCAACGATGATGTCCATCTATTATATAACCATCTTTAGATATGATTAAAGGTTTCATATCAGTAGGTTTGCTATATTTCGCAGCTACTCCTTTTACTTTGGATTTTATTAGTTCTTTTTGAGATTGTTTGAGTTTTATCGCAAGAGACATACCTTTTGTAACCTTAGCTTTACGCTTAGTCATACCGAGTGCCTTACCCAAATTTTGAGTATTCACTTGAGGCATATCTTTTCTGCTATACAAAGGCATATCCTTTTCCCTCTTTTACTGAATTGTAATCTAAAACAGATACTCTTCTGTGAGATTTAGTTTGCGTAAACCCAATCATCAACATTCTACTTATCCAAAACTTTTTGGAGTGATTCAAATGTCATCGGGTTTTCCGAATCATTAACTTCTTCAAGGGATTCTACGACCCTTGCTATCTCTTCACGTACTATTTCTCTAATCTTATCCTTACTTTCATCAGTTATGGTCTTTCCACCATATTTCTTCTCTAAAAGATTCATTAATTTCTCTACGTTTGCCATTAATATCCTCTTTGATTAAATGTAGCCACTTGGACTAATTTGTTTCTTCTTTGTTGTTCCATTTTGAATTGACGTAATCCTTCATTCATATCTTTTTCATATAAAGATTTGTTCTGAGGATTTGAAATCCAATCTTTCCAACCGTATTGTCTTATATTGTTCATACGATTATAAATATGTAATTATTTGGAATAAAGGTTATTTACTACGTTTTCCTTTATGAGAGTCGATTCTATCTAAGATTTCGTTTAGAAGTTCGTTCTTAATGAATCCCGCCATTGATGCGTTTTTGAGAGCTGATACCATTTGGAATACCATAAATGGTGCTATAATTGTTTCGGATAACCAAGATGTACCCTTAAAACCTAATTCGATTGATAGTATAACAGTTAGGATTACTATCCATGCAAACATATTTTTCAGAACTTTGAGAGCTTTATAGGTTTTAAAACCTTCTCTTTTCATTCCTGCGATGATACCAAAGAAACCATCTAATAACAAAACTAACATTACTGCCATATATTGTTCTGCATTACCCATAGTTACATCCATCAAGTATGAACCTATGAAAGCACACGCTCCTGATAATCCCATACCTATCATTAGATAGGTGTTTTTCAATACAACCATATTGTTTTCCATTATTTATAAACTTTTTTGAACTATGTTATTATTTTGCGAACTTTTCTATTCCCGCAATTCCAAAACATCCCAATGTAATCCAAACAAATGAATTATATATGAACTCGTTAATTACTAAGTCTTTTCCGAAGTATCCAGTAGTTAAGTCTACTACTGCAAATAAGGTCATTACTGCGAAAGACATAAACCCTATTACGTTTTTTTCGTTGATATTGTTATCATCCTTAAAAATATTCTTAAATGCCATCCATTTTCTCCCGATATATTTAAACATAATGTAACTCCTTTGTATAACAATAACTATGGTGGATATTAGAATCCACTCATAATTATCTCATCTATTTTATCTTGAACTTCTTCTCTTGTCGCTGCCATCTTAAAACTCAAATCAGCTTGATACCGTTTCTTCTCTTCATCGTACTGAAGAATTAGTACAGTAGGTACAACTACTACTTTCCATTTTTGTTGTAACTTTGGTTTTTTTGCAATATCAATATGTTCAATCTCACAATCTTCCAACTCATCAACCCAAGTAACATCGTTAGCCTCATTCCAACCAGCATTAAAATGTAATACTACTACTTGAGCTCCTAATAGGTTACTAAGTAGTATGAATGGTATCAATAAAAACTTTTTCATAGTTATCCCTTATCTTAATTTATCAATCTTCTCTTCAATACGCTTCATATCTTCTTTAAGTTCTTGAACGTCTTCTTGAGTAGTCATGATTGTTTGTCTAATCAATTGGTCTTTCATATCATATTCCATACGAGTAACATCTGGTGGTGGTGCTATTGGAAGTTCTTTTGCTTCTTCTATATCTGCTTGTAATGCGAACCACATACCTACTACTGTTGCAACTCCGACTAAAATCATCGCAATCGTTTTTAAATCTAATGTGATTTTAGTTTCTTCTCCTATTTGTTTAGCCATTTTCTTTTACCCCTTATAATATAATAAAGTTTATACCCATTGAGAAATCGTACCAACTACGATTCCAATATTTGTGGTATTTACCTTCCGTAAATATTCCTAATGATTTTGTAAATCTATATCCAAAAATTAATCCTCCTGAGTAATCTACCCAATTTCCACCATTGTATTTGTGGTAACTGTATTGGTCATCACTTTTTATATGGTATGGCATCACGTTTGCCCAAGAGTGTAACCAAAAATCTTTAGTATATTTGTAATAATCAAATCCAACGACAAAAGAGTATTCTAATTTCGATGGAAGTAATTCTCTTTCTCTATCCACATAATCAGATAGAACCTGAGGAATTACAACAGCTTCCCATACCTCTGTTGAGTTTGCTACAACATTACCATTTGGGTCTAAATATTGAATATTATCTACATCACTAAAATCTACTCCATAACCCATTTCTTGAATTGCTAAGTTAGTAAAATGAATATCACCAGTTTGTAATATCCAATCTGCTAAAGGGTCGAATCCATATGGTTCTGAAATTCTTTGAACTAATCCAGCATTTACAGAAAACTTTCTATTGAATTTATATCTGTATCTCTGAGATGCTTCGAAGTAATTAATATCTGCAAGTTGGTCTTGTAGATATTCAACCTTAACCACATACCAATCACCTATATATCTAAGGAAGTGGTCTTGGCTAAGGAATGTTTTACCTTGCTGCCTTCTAAAATCCCATTCGAATAGATACTCAAATCCTTTTGATTTACTACCAATAGTAGCTGCATCTGAGAATGAGTTTTCAGTACCATTTTTGAATCTATTTTGAATATTTGGTTCGTATCCAAATCTTTGAATTTTTCTAATACCAAATACTGCTGAGTAATCAAATGGGGTTGATGTTCTTGTCGTTGTCAACCCATTTGTTACTGAATATGTTGTTACATCTGAAATTGAGTTAGCCCCATTATAAGCTGCATAAAAAGTAGAGAACTTAAACTCTCTTTTTAATCTCTTTTGAAATTCAGATGGTTTTTTAACTTCTTTCTTTTCTTTTACAACTGGCGATAATGAATCTTGCCCTTGCATAACAAAAGGTATAAAACATAATAAAAATATTAAATTTCTCATCTCTATCTATCCTCTTTTATAATTTTTTTATTGTAGATGTTTCCATCATATTGTATTCTAAGTAAGTAAACTGCGTTTGGATAGTTTGATATATCCACTTCTTCTCTTTTTACTCCTTCACCACTTTGTAGTAATCTACCAGTCAAATCAAATAACATATAATTTACATCTCTTAATGAAGTATTAATAGTTATTTTATCATTTGTTGGATTTGGATAAACTGCAATCTTACTTCCACCTAATTCACTAATATCTAATGGATATCCATCTTCACAATAGTTGTATAGTTCCTGGCAATCTGAATCCCATTCTGTATCACAACAATATGTATCTACATCAATTACCCAAGCGTAACAAGGATTGTTTAACCAATATGGATTACCTGGTCCTGTAATACAACCTGCATCATATAAACAAGCCGTTGAATCAGATACGTTTGCGTTCGGGTCATAATTGTAAGCCGCTACATCAGTACATCCAACTACTGAAGTTATACAACTTCCGTTATCAACATTTGCATTCGGGTCATAGTTTACTGAAGTTGAATCAGTACATCCATAAACGATTGGAATACAAGGATTAGATAAATCAGTTTCCGATACTTGATTCACATTTGCATTCGGGTCATAGTTAAATGAATTCGGGTCCATACATCCATATACAAATGGTACACAACTTCCGTTATCTACGTTTGCATTAGGGTCATAATTAAATGATGTTGAATCCATACACCCATATACAATAGGAATACAAGGATTTGTGAAATCTGTTGCTGATGTTTGGTTTGTATTTGCTGATGGGTCATAGTTCAACGATTGTGGGTCCATACATCCGTAGATGAAAGGAATACACGAACCATCATCAGTATTTGCTAATGGGTCGTAATTAAACTGAGTTGAATCCATACACCCATAAATTCTAGCGATACACGAACCATCATCCGTATTTGCTGTAGAATCATAGTTTAGAGATGTTGGGTCTGTACATCCATAAATAATAGGTACACAACTACCATCATCGGTATTAGCGTTAGGGTCATAGTTAAATGATGCTGGGTTTGTACATCCATAAATAAATGGAATACAAGTACCTGGCGTATTTGCCGTAGGGTCATAATTGAATTGTGTATCATCCATACAACCTACAATTACAGGAACACAACTACCATCATCTACTGTTGCGTTAGGGTCGTAGTTGAATGCTAATGGATTCGTACACCCTTCAATATAAGGAATACAAGGATTATTTGGGTCCTCTGTATTTGCGTCTGGATTGTAGTTTAGAGCCGTTGGGTCTGTACAACCTAAAACGATAGGAATACAAGAATCACCACAATAAGGTTCACCTACATACTTTTCAAAGAAAGGTGCTTCGAATGGTTGTAATGCACCTGCTCCGTTATTAGAGAATGGGTTTTGTCCCCACGCTAATAAAACAACACTATCTGCGTTTTCTAATGTAAATGAGTTCTGTAAAGTTTGGAACTCTACTTGCGCTTGTGATTGTTGTGGTGCTGGTACTTCAAAGTAATAAACTTCTACAGTTTTATCTGTTTCCAATTGGAATTGGAACGTTTGTTCATAGTTACCTGGCCCCATAGTGAATACTCCAACAGGAACACCATCTTGAGCAACACCTAACCAAGAATTACCCCAACCATCTCCACCACCATCTTCGATAATTAATGTGTAATCACATAAAGGAACGATTGATTGTTTAGTTGCAGTTGAATCATAATTCGTTGAGTTTACATCCATACATCCAAAAATATGAGGTGTAGTACAACTACCATCATCTACATTTGCAAGTGGATTGTATTCTTGATATGTTGGGTCTGTACATCCTAATACATCAGGAACAACAGTACAAGCAGTTGCCGTTTGGTTTCCTGAGTAAAGTGTAGTTCCGAAGTTTGGATTAGTCATTTCCCAAATAGTATCCCCATCACAATCATAAATAACGATAGAACCTGCGTTAGATGGGTTATTACCACCCATACCATCACCATAGGTATCATTTACAACAAGTTC